TTGTGATTCAGTTTCAGAATCGACTGTTCAAGATACTTCTGATAGTCACGCGCATTGGCCGACTGATTGATCATCTGACCGTTTTGCCAGATCTCGAACTTGTTAGGACGAATGCCTCGATATACACGAAAGGCATGACGTCCGACCGTAAACTCAACCTCGATCTCTGCACTCTTCTCGTTGATCGAGTTGACGAGTTGATCCTTCTTGATGTTACGATGCGCCTTACCAAACAGACCAAACGACAACGCGTCCAGCATGGTCGACTTACCAGATCCATTTTCACCGACGATCAGAGTGGATCGATGCGAATCAAGATTGACTTCGGTCCAGTTATTTCCTGTCGAAAGAAAGTTACGCCATCTTACTTTGTTAAATCGAATGCTCATACGATTTCTTCGTTCATTGCCTCTACGTATACTGAACGCATCAGTTCCTTGAGTCGATCCTTCTCCAGATCGGTCTCGGTGTTATCAACATATGAGTCGAGTAACGTCGTCGTATCCTCGACCGACACGTTCTCATCGACATCGACGTTTTCGCCGATAAACTCGTCAAAATTTTCTGCAATTTTCAGATCATGATGATCTACTTGTTGTATTCTATCAATAAATCGATCAAATGTAAAGGGATCTGTCTTGTTTGTCACGACCACCTTGACGAACTTGCCCTCGAGTTTCGATACGTCGTACTCCTCGAAGTAGTTCATCTTTCGATCATCGTAGTAGATTTTCTCGAACATCGTGATCGGACAACGAACGGCCTCGACCTCTCGCGTCTCTGTGTCGATGACATGAAAATACTTGGGATCGTTCGCATCGGCCCAGGTAAACTCCATCTGCGATCCCAGATATTGTATATTGTCCTGCTGAGACCTGGTATGATAATGACCAGAAAGAACTTTCTCGAACTTTCTCAGCAAATCTGCTGACATGCCGTCTGATGATTTCATTCCCGGCATCATGTCGAATCCTGCAAGTTCGAGATGACCAACAAGCCATGGTGCATCACACTTCTCGATAAATCGCATCGAGTCTGCATAGTTTTCGCCATTAATCCAAGGTAACAGACCGATACGTAGACCGTCATAGTCCATCACTCTCGGTTCCATCACCACATTGACATTCGATGTGAAGTATCCTAGCAGTTCCTTGAGTGAGTTCAGTTCATTAGTCGATTTATAGTAGACATCATGATTACCACAGATAATGTCCATTGTCATACCGAGTTCACTCAAACGTTCAAGAAACATCTTGCGAGAGGCATGTTGCACCTTGAAGTTGATGTACTTACGATTGTCGTACAGATCACCGGCATGAAGAATATGTTTGATGTTATGTTTTTTGACGTAAGGAAAAAATGTCTCTTCAAAGAATCGACGATGATACTCGATAAACGTGTCGGACGAATTACGAACACCGAAGTGAGTATCCGAAAGAACAACAATCTTAGACATCTGTGGATTCCATCTCCATGAACAATTCAATTCCCTTGGGAGGTTTGTTCTCTCCCTTTTTTTCTTTGTCCTTGTATTCTTTCAACAATTCATCTCGATTATGTACCTGATCGATACGATCTCGAAGAGAATCAACAAAGGCACGATTACCCGCATCGACGTTCACGTCACCCATCTCCTGAATAAACTCTTCGACTCCGGCATCATCCATGTATTTGATTCGAATATCCTGCTGACGTTTTTCTTTGGCGAGTCGACGCAGGAACGCGTAGTAACAGATCTGAGTAAAGTACGCAAAGGCGTTTGGTGTACCTGTTCGCGTGGCCGTATCGATGTTGTAGTTCGTAATCGCCTTGAGACAGTTCTCAACACCGTCCATCACCATCTCTTCTCGATAGGTGTATCGAATAAAGTTTGGTTTATGTGACAGACCTTCTGAGATTTTGAGAAAACAAGTTGCGATATAGTCAGGTATCGTGGGAGTAGGTTCTCCTGCTGCCTCTGCTTCGTTCACTTGTTCGACATACTCAACGACCGCTCGAGAAAACTCTTTATTGTTCACGTAATGGTGAGGTGCACGCTTCATATGGTTCTCCAATTATTTTATACGGACCATTGTATCACAGTTCAAAGTAAAAGTAAAATCAAATAATATGAAATTTACGCTTTACAAAATTTAAAAACCATGATATAATACTATAATCGCCGGTGGGGCAGGGAACATACCCGTGTATGTCAGTGGTATGTTGTCTTGTTGTTACTCGAGGGATCAAAGGATAGATTATCAAGTTCAGAATCAAGATCGGTCGATTCAGAATCCATTGGTTCGGCAGGTGGCTGTGGATCACCATTAACACAGACATTGATATACTGTTCTTTGACAGAGTTATCGCACTCGACATGAGAAATCACATGAGTGGGATTAATAAAACAGACATCTGTCTTTGCTAAAGGTTGCCATTCATAGAACAGAAAAGAGATAGAGTGTTCTTGTTCAACGGTGCGAATTTTCATCGGACGTTGCAAAGCCATCAGAATACTTGATCGATCGGAATCTTCAAGTTCTGCTTGATCAAGTACAATAGCAATGAGTTCCTCTCCGGTCGAAAGTTTGAAATGTCGAATGTTCACGTCGTTCAGTTCAGTCATTTTAATGGGATCTCATATATTTTGAAAGGAAACTTTTCTTTGGAATAAATCTTGATTCTTTCAGCGCTGTGATTCAGTGTAAAATTCTTATGCGATTTCCAGTGTAAATCATCAGCAACATCATAAAGTATTGTGTCTCTTCCATCATCCGCCTTACGTAGTCCTCGACCAATCAGAAAAACAGCCCATACTCGCAACTATTACTACACCCTTCCCTCGATCAACTTTTGTTGGTTTCATTATTCTTTTTCTCTCTGGCTTTCCTACGCGATTCTAACATCTTTTCTCTCCACACAGGATCTGCCCATTTTTCTTTGAGAGCGCTACCATCAGACCCACGAGTCTTTCTTTTAGACATTTTTTCTCGCCACTCCGGATCAGACCATTTTTCTTTTAAGGATTCGCTAGCTTTTTTTCTTTTATTTGGATTTTTATTAACTAAATTCATTTTTTGTTTGAATGCATCACGTTCTTCAGTAGACATTTCGTCCCATCTCTTTTGAACAACACGATGCATTCTTTCTTGTCCTTTAGGACTATTCCTTTCTGCAATCATAGATTGCCGAATATCTTCACGTTTATTTGCCCACATTTCTCTAAACTTTTCACTAGTTACTTCAGCATGTTTTCTTTTTAACCAACCATGTAGTTTATTGTTCATTCTTTGGTCGGTGTTATGAAATTGCATATTCCATGCAGCAAATACTAAACCACTACTGTTTGGATATATTTTTACAAGAAGCAAGTGTGCAAGATAATGTTCTTCTGGAGTAAGAGAACAAATATTATCGGAATTATCTGTGCCCCCAATGCATTTTGGAGTTATATGATGTTTTTCTGAATAACCTTCTATTGATCTACTCTTAGATTTATCTATTAAGTTGTCATATATTTTTTGGTAGTTCATATATTGATACCAGTTTATTGATTTACTGGTATTTATATTTTTTTAAAATCGAAGATATAAACGATTCAGATATATCATCATCTGTCGTAATGTCGACAGCCTTTTTTGAGGTTCCGTCATTTAATATTACATACGTGTCATTAGGAATTCTATATTTTGTATTTTCGAGTGTGATAAACGTGTACGTATGATTATCATGTTGGTCAGTGATCTGCCGTACTCGTTCACGTTGTGACAGTTATGAACTAAATGACCATTGGCAAAGTAGTTATGGTTGTCTTTTATTTCAAGGTCGTATACTTCTTTATCATAATCATCAATGGATTCTATGTTACGTATTCCGACAGTCTTCAGTTTTTTCATTCTTCTTCAACTTTTTATTTGCAATGATTTTTGCAAGTTCATAACAATCAGTTGTTTTTACAGGGTATCCATTGGATATGAGCAAATCGGCTTGATAATAATAATCCATTATTTGTTCGTGAGTTGGTTCATTTTCTTGATTCTGCATAAAAAGAATACCCTTTCCACTTACCCCTTTGAACAGGTTCACCGATTTTTAGAGATGTTTTTATAGATGTACAGATTTTTTCATTATACGTATCTTCCAACCACTTACGTAAACCAACAGACTCATCAATATCTATATGTTCATTTAAAGGTGTGATCACAGTGTATTTAAGTTTATTATTAGATTTGCCTTTTCTTGCTTCTGATATCCTCTTGCAAGTTTCCTCAGAGAACGTTTTACCTTTATTCCAAGAAGATTGACCCATTCTTGACTCAGATATTTTTTTTCGAGTTTCTTCATTATGGGTGTAACCAATCTTTGATTTTCTTCTCTTTTCTTTCAGTTTTTCAGCAGTTTCGGAACCATATATCTCTTCGTACGATTTGCCTTTATTTTTACCTTTTAGAGATTTGGATATTTTTTGACCAACATTTGATTCATCGCGTCTTCTCTTTATTTCTTTTGAATAAGGCACACCCTTAGTTCTTTCAGAAACAGATTTGGCGTGGGCTTGCTTCGCATATTCATACTTTCTGGATGAAATCTTTTCTCGTTTTTGACCATCTGATATCCGACACATCGAGAACCAAGCGTGTGCCATTTTGTTTTTATCGACACCAGATGTCATTTTATATAACAACCAATGACACACAAAGTGTTCTCTGGCAGTAAGAAGAACGAGATTATCTTTTGTGTTTTGACCACCAAGAGATGAAGGTACTATGTGATGACTTTCATAATAATCAGCATTTTTTGTTCGAACCTGTGACTGGGCTTTGATTATGATTTCATCATAAATTTTTTGATAGTTCATACGTATTCCTATACTGTATATAGTTTTATTTATACATTATGAACTTTCTAGAACTAGTTTATGCAATATAATAAAGTTTATCCGAATCAGTAAGATTTTTTGCAAGTACCCAACCGCGTTCAGTCATAACATGATGCGATTCGGTCAAAATCATCTCTTCGTCGCTATCAGTAATGATTCTTA